GTATCATAAATTGGTTTATTCTCAATTTTATAATCTTCAGTAACTATTTCATTAGTAACCTCACCATTTTCAGCAACACTTGTAAGATGTCCAACTTTTCTTTGAGACTTCCAATATATTGTAGAAACTCTTAATAAGAAAGCTGTACCTTGATCATGGTAATCTTCACCTTCCATTAAAATCTCATTAATGATATCACCTTGACCTACAACAGTACCTGCCATAGCTGATGTATATTGTCTGTAAGCTAATGAAGGCATATTAGTATTCCATTCATGTGATCTAGTACCATCATAGAATGAACCATCATTTTGCATACCTCCGATAGTATATCCTGCAGATCTAATTGGATAAACAGCTTCTAATGCAGCAAGCTGCTCTTCAGTCATGATGTAACCATATCTATCAATAACATCTGATGCTGTCATCATATCTGTTTTACCAACCCAGTTAGATTGAGATATGTATCTTGAGTCTGGAGATTTGTGATAGAATGTAATTGCTGGATTCCAAAGTTCTACTTCATAATCATCTTCCATCATACGGAAATGCCAGAACTCTCTATCTGTAATAAGCATATCACGGAAACCTCTTTCTTCTAGTTCATCCATTTTAAATCTTTCAACATCTACTTTATGTTGATGACTTGCCCATTCTTCTACCATTGATCTATAATCCTTTTTAAAGAATTGCTCAATCTCTGGTAAAGTTTTAAGATTGTCTGGTGACATTTGTTGTTGTGCTTCTTCTGAATCAGGATCTAATCCTTGTTCTAATAAAGCTGCAGTAAGTTTAATTTGTGCATCAGAAAGCAAAGTCTCTTCAACCATCTTTCTTTTTTGCTCCATCATCTCATTATATGAGAACTCATCAGTAGCACGGTAAGTAAGTTTAGTTGATCTTTTAGCAAATTCAGCTACTAGAACATTAATAACATTTGGGATAATAGGGTAAAACTTTAATTCTAGAGCAGACTGATCTTCTTTAGTAAGTACTTCAACAATATCTCTGTATTCATTATCATCCTCAACTATATAGTCAGACTTATCAATAACACCTTTTGCTAGTTTATAATTCTTCATTAATCTTCTAGCATTTCTACGGATTTGTTTTAGCCCTTGCCATTCAATCCAGTCTAGGTTCCAAGCAGCCCATTGCTCATCCTTTTCCTTTTTAGGAATGAATTGTAATGGTTGTGTGATTGAAGCTATTCTGTTATTATCAGTTTTAGCTCCACTCTTGGCTTGCATTGCATTTATAATTTGCATATTCCTTTACTTTAAGTTTTTAAATGGGGATCTTTTATGTGTCTGACCATTTGCAAGTTGACCCCTCCCCATGTGTCTAAACGGACTTCTATTTAATTTAAACAAATTTTCTGACTTTTGCAAGTTTTTAGCAGCATCATCCATGATAACTCTTTTTGCATATCCTCTATTTGCTTGTTGTATTCTCATAAAAGCTACAAGTGCGCAGAAAGAAACTAATCTATCCACATTGACACCTGGAGCATATTCTCTCATCTCTACTAATAACATAGGATCTGGTATTCTTTCTATACCGTACTTTGTCCGTACAATTGTACCATCGGTTTTTGTTTCAATATCTAACTCTTCTTTAGTATACTCTATTGCATAGTTAAGAAGATGTTGTTTAAATAATGTGCCTGTATTTTTCCATCCATACTCCTGGAATACGTTAGTATTAGAACCAAGATCTTTTAAGAACATGATCTGACTCTTAGGTACTAAGTACTTTTGTTTTTTTCTAGATATCATGTACTGGATAAATAGTGAGATATTGTTCTCTATCAATGTCCAAGCATTATACCATTCTATAATTAATTCTAGTCTTTGATGTGTTTTGTTAAGATCATCAAACCTACCACACCATGTAGCTACAATTCTATCTGGTTCTATGTATGTTTCTGTCTCAATCCCTGTTACTTTAGTAACTTCTACTGGAGCTTTCATTATGTAAATAGAACATAATGATTCTGAAGTAGTTGTCTTACCCTCTGACACAGGGTCAATAGAAGCATAATACTGACCAAAAGTAGGATCTTTTATAGGTCTTTCCCATACTACTAAACAACCTGTTTTATCTTCAGTCTTTTTTGTAATAGGAAATTCTTTAATAGGTTGTTTATTAGATGCTTTAACAGTAGGTTTACCATTCTCATCTGTGCTAATATCTAAGAACTCATATGCATATTCTTTTTCTTCTATTCTTCTAGCTTGTGCAGCAACAAGATGTGGAGGAAATACAGATACAGATCTGTGTGCAAAAGCTTCTTCAATGTTTCTTGGTCTCTGAGATATTCTTAACTGATAAGTTTCTGGATCAAGTTCTTTCTTCCAAATTGCAAATTGCTCATCTAAAGCTTTTAATGCTTCTTCTACAAGTGAATTACCATAATCATCTATATATGGAGGCATTGACCATTGCTCAGGAATAAATAAACCTGACATACCATGAGTACCTTTTGAATCTATAAGATTAGTTTCAACAGCATATACATCACTATCTCCAGGAGATAATATCATTTTTCTTAATGGCTCACACTGAGATAAATCCCCTACAGATCCTGCAGCAATAAACATTCCTGTAGTAATTAAACCAGAAGCCATAGCTGGACGCATGTACTCATATGTTAAATCCATCTTAGGAGCAATACCAGCTTCCTCATGAAAGAAGTATTTTACTGGACCCCCTACACCATTTGTAGGATCTTTCTCAAAAGACATACCTTGCATAGTACCCTTTAAACCTACTTCTGTTTTTCTATCTCCTTTTCTAACTTCAATCTTTTGTTGCCACATTAATACTTTATCCGGAGACATTGGTCTATACCATGCAGTATGTTCATTTAAGAATGCTGCATATTCAGACATAAACTTCCAAGAACCTTTCTCATTAATATAATCCTTAAGACTAGCTCCCATCTTTAAAGTTACCCCTGCTTCAAACCAAAGCTGATTAAGTAACTTAGACATGTGAAAATAAGAAGAAGCTATCTGACGTTTCTTTAGAATAGCTACATGCTTATAATTAAGTTCTGCTAACAGTTCATATAGAGCCATATGATACTGAGCATCTCTTACTTTAGCAAATCCAAAGTTTTGTTCTTCTTTATCAAAGATAGGTAAGAAGTTTAACCACATGTAATAGTCTCTAGTAATAAACCACTTCTTATCTTTGTTTATATAAAAGACTCCTTTTCTACATTTGTGTTTTTGATCATCCCAGTAGTTTATAAAGTCTTTAGATTTAAAAGGAGCTGTGCAGTATACTTTATTCTGATTAAATTTTATAGATTGTTCATTAAATATAAAACTTGTTTCATCAAACTGATACTGACCTGGTTCTTTAAAAAGTTCTTTTATAGCATTAGCATATTCTTCTCTAGACTCAAAACTAACTGTAGTCCAAACTCCATTATCCCAACAGGGTATATCTTGATATATCTCACTCATAAGTGTTTGATTATTAATAAGTTAAGAATCATACGCAAGCCCCTGGCCTCCGCGAACTTTGCTAGATTGTTCATCTTGAAGATCTTTATACACTCCTTTAAATGATGCTCTAATCTGGTCAAAGTTTTTGGCTGCAGCAACTAGTGAATTAATGTTACCATCTCTTCCTGCTGTAATACTTGTAGTTTCCATATATCTAGCTAATCTATCTAACATAGATGCCATACCTTTGTATGCTCTAGATGTTGGAGTCTCATACATTCTTTTACAAAATTCTAATGCAATAAATATATCTGTATCTTCTGTAGAAAATTCTGCTTGAATCTCTGTTAATATGATATGTTCTTTATCTATTTCAGGAGTATGAAAGAAAGGATTCATATCTGGATTAGGACAAGTCATATAAAATAAATACAAATAGATCTTAAGATAATCATCAGGATAATTATCCATAACATCCTTAAGTGCCTTTAATGTATAGCAATGTTCTGTGGGAACTACTACACCATTTTGTACATCAAATAATCTTACTATCATTTCTTTTTAATTTTATGTTTATTCTGTTGCAAATAATGAATAATACTAATTACTTCATCTACTAAATATGGTATTGGAATAGGAATAACTTCTTTTACAATTGGGTTACCATCATTATCTAGTTGAGTAATAGGATATCCATAATCATCTTCCCCAGCTTGTTCAAATATAACATGGTGTATAAATATTCTACCAGGTTTTAATTTTGGGTTATGCTTTAATATAATATACATATAAATACTAAGCTGTAGTGCATAATGATTAAAGTTACAATCATCTAAATGATTTATAGGCTCAAGCAGTTTATCAGAGGCTCCTTCCCAGTTTACAAATGATTCTGTCTTAATTTCTTTATTAGTCTTATAGTCAATGATATTTACTTTACCATTAACTACTTCTACTAAATCTGATTGACCACAAATACCTGCAGACTTTAAATATACCATATGTTCAGGATATATTCCAGCTTCAAGTTTCTGTATAGGTGCAAATCTTAATCCATTTGTTTCACCAGAAGGTACTATAATTGGAATAGTAACACCTTCTCTTTCCATAGAAGCAAGAGAACATAAATCAGTCTCTCTTTGGTTATGATAGAATGTTCCTAATGTAGTAGCTCTATCAGCTTCATTTTTCCAAATAGATTCTATTTTAGCTGGTTCAATACCATACCATTTTGATCTTTTATTTTTAGAAACTTTTGCAGCTGTTGATTTAGCATCAAAAGATTTCTTTAAATGTGATATCAAAGTAGTAACACTAACCCAGTCAATGTTATCTGTATCATCAATACTTTTGTATGAATGATCTATTGCACTAAATATTATGCTCATTTGTCATTTGTTCTATGGCTAATAAAGCCAGGTTAAAATTATCATGATCTGGAGAGTTTAACATTTCTATTAATCTTTCTCCAGTTTGTTTATCAACTTTGTTGCTTTCCATAGCCCACTCTAAATAACCAGTAGCATTATTTACAGCCATTGCATGAGAAACCATTTCCATACCATAAGCACCAGTATACATGTGTACAGTTCTTTCCTGCATATCATGCATGTTTCCAAATATTTCTTCTACTGTATTAAGCATTTTCTATAATTGAATCAGCTAATGTTCTAGATGCTTCATCTTCTGACATAAGCATCTTTTTAATATTACTCATTTCTTCCTGTGTAAACTTGCCTTCAATACCGAGAATTTTAAGTCTCATTAATTTGATAGTTAAAGCTTGATCATCTAATTGTTTCTGTAATCTCCATATTTCAGTTTCAAAAGAATCAATAGCAGTATTATAATGACCTTTTGAACCTTGTTGTATTTGGCTCCATAAACCCTGACCAGTTTGAATAGTATTATTGGATGGACCATGAATGACTTTAGTAGGATCATTAACTACTATTCCTTGTATATTTGATAAACTTGCCATAATCTTAGTTTTCAAGGTTATCTAATGCATCTTCTTCTTCTTCTGTAAGCAAAGCTTCCCATTTACCTAATGGACAGTCAGAAGCAAGAGATCTAGTCTTAAATCCAAGAGAACATCCACATTCATTGCAGCATGGAGCTGTGCCTTTCATTACACATTTCTTTCCTTTACTTGGACATTCATCACAAATACTATGTCTCATTGCAGCTACTTCTTCAACAAACTGATCTCTAATAATTGAGTTCTTAATACCTTCAACTATCTTGTGTCTCTCCTTCCAAATTGTTTTCAGTGTTATTGCCATACTTAAGTTTTTTAAAAGTTTCTTTTCTTTCTTCCTGTTTAATAATCTTTTTCTCTAATTCAATAAGTAGTTCTAGTTTTGTTTCTATACCTTTCTTATTAAAATAAGCTGCAAATGTAGATGTATCATGATTATCTAATGATTTAGTATATCTTGGAATAGCTGACTTAACCATTTTAGCTTTCACTACAAAATGTCCAAGACCTTCTACATTTATTCTAGGGTCTGTTAAACCACTTAACATTTGTCTTATATGGTTATAATAAAAACCTATTGTTTCTTCTACTAGTGTATCAGATACATCAAGTTCTTCTGCTACTTCTTTATAAAGTTTATTAGCCTTCTTGGGATTCATGACCTAAAAATTTATAATCTAATAGAATTGTACCTTCAGTTTGAATTTTTAAATTGGGGTTAAGCATAATGACTTTTTTATTTTCACTATCCTTAACCACCAAATTATTTTTTTCAGCTTTATTAATACAATTTCTAACAGTCTGAGGTGATTTAAATATCCACTCTTCTTCTGAAGAAGCATCATAACAAAAATGTGTAAGCTCAATAGGTTGATTGAAACTTAATAATGTTAAGCAATTCAAGTCTGACTCACTCATTGCAATTCTATTTACAAAGCAATGTGTAAGTATTTGGAATTTTACTACATCCCATTTAGGCATCTTAACCTTTTTCTGAACTTGATTTACTAAAGCCATGATTACTCTTTTCTAAGTTTTCTTTTTTTAGGATCTTCTTGTGCTGCAGCTTCTGTTTCATATCTTTCCTCAGTTTCAAGTTCTTCTGGGTGTTGCATTTGATACATAGCCATAGATAACTGAGTATCCCATTGAAACTTTTTGAACTTAGATTCAGCTATGTCCATAAGAAGTTTTTCATACTTAACTTGTGATTCTAAGTAAGGAATAGCCTCATCAAAATAAGCTTTCATTTCTTCCTTTCTTTGTGCTAATTGCTCTGGAGTTAACTGCTCTAACTCTTCTTGTTGGTTATTGTTTTCCATTTTTATACTTTTTAAGTTTAAGCAAATATACTAAAAAAGTTTAAACATAAAACATTTAAATAAAAAAATCCAGATACCTAAATACCTGGATCTGAGAATATATGATAATTTATTCTACTTTTTCTTCTTTACTGAACCACCTTTTTTCATACCTAATGCTTCTTTAGCTTCTTTTCCAAAAAGACCTTTTTTATTAGCTATAAGTGCAGCTGTTGCAAGACCCGCACCTATAATAGGACCCTTAACTTTATCAACACCTTCTTTAAAGTTGTGCCATGCTTCGCGTCTTCTATTTTTTCTAGCAGCTTTAGATGATTTACATCCACCATCCCCAGGTCCACAACTTTCTGTTGCACCTCCTTCAGCAAATTTTCTACCTTCAAGCATGCTACCTACTTTGCTATTCATTGATTTACAATAATCCATTGCGTCAGTAGCCCCTCTTAATCCCATTGCTTTTTTCATAATTATCTATTTTTTATTGTTAAGTTAAATAAAGTAAACATATAGAATTCTCTAGATATGTCTACTTCTATAGTTAAAATATCCAATGAAGATATTCTCAATCTAATTGATACTTTATCCCACTGTTTATTTACTGATTTCCAACTGTTTCTGAATTTCATATTTTTTATTTTAAAATGTTTGACCAAATAAAACCACCTGCAGATTTTTGTCTTTCTTTCAGACAATCTGTTATTGCAGTTTTATTTAAGTTATAGTAATCTATTGCATATTTTGCACAAGCCCATTCTTTAATAAAAATACCATCAAGTGAGTACTGAAACACTTTAAATGCTTTACCATTTTTATGCCCTTTACTTTCTAACCAATGACCAGTTTTATTTTTTTTATGAGTTAAAGACATTTTTTCTTTAGTCTCATTAGAAGGTTTTCTACCAATAGCTTTAAATCTAATTTTTTCTTTAGTTTTTTCACTAACCGGGTGACCCATTAATGATTTTTTTCTTTTAAGATTTATCTCTTTACCAAGATATCCCCCATTTCCACCATCTGCAATATTACATAATAGTCCTCCTTGTGTATTCTTAACATACAGTTTAATAAATTCTTTTTCTTTTTCACAAGCTTCTTCCCAAGATAAATCATCTAATAATATTTCTACTCTATATTCAGTTTTATTTACAATATTTTTCCAATATGTATTTCTGCTAGATTTAAAGTATGCTCTATTATAATCTGATTCACTTTTTCCAATACCAATGTAAAAAGGTTCATTCTTATCTAATCTGATATGTCTATACAAGTAAGCCATTATTTTAAATCTGCATCTGTTTTATATGGTATATATTTAGTTGCTGATCCAACTTTCTTAGCAACCAATATTTGTTTTCTTTGTTTGCCAGTTGATTCGTAAGATACGTGTACCCAAGCTGGGTTTCCATTTACAGGGAACTCAGCAATCATTTGATCAAAATTTACATGTTGCTTAATGAAATCAAAAACTTGCTTATTAGTAATTGATGTTCCATCCATGTCAATATCAATTGCTTCACCTGTACAATGTTGGCTGGACAAACTCCCCCCTACCGCAGTATTCAAGGCTTTGCTTCTGTACCCAGAGCTCAAATGAATAGGAACTCCAAAGTGTTCTCTAATTGGTTG